TGATTGATTTTCAGCTTCATACACATTCGCATCATCTGAGTAAATGATTGAGTACCCGTCACATCACAGTTTTGCTTTTTACACCACTTCTTCCATGCCGCCTCTATGGTATCATTTAATTCATCATCACCTGTCTTTACCTGCAAGGTATATCCACCGCCTATTACATTTCTCTTATAGGCTCCAATAACAGAGTTCATCATATCTGAATTCCGTTCCAAATCCCTAGCTCTGGCTCTGACATTATCACGGCTATATTTATCGGTATACTCCGCAGACTGATTTATTACTCTCCAATTTGCATTCCCTCTTGAGTAATCTCCGGCATCATAGCTCCTCATCTCAAGAAGATTTTGTCGCCATGCTTCTCTCTTTGCACCCCATTCAGGGGATATAAAAGAGATTAAATTATCTAACCAACTCATATTACCTACCTTCCGCTAAATATAGCAACATAGGTATCATCTAAAAGGTGATTACCGTTCTCTGACTGTATTTGTGCGGTCAGATCATTTTTCATCTTGTAGAGTAGATTCAAATCTGCACGTGTCATCTGCCTTGTACCAAGCTTATATGACTGTCCTCCTACAAGAACTGTATATATTGCATTATTAACTTCTTCAAGCATTTCTCTTGCTGTATAATTTGTTTCCATCTCTTCTCCATATATTGACTTTACTTACTCTTTTCCCTATTCTTTAAATTAGAAAAGCTATTAGGGGGAACTAATATGTCATTACAAAAATACACTATAAATTTTTCACAAATGACACCGTATGAAAAGGCTGCACTTAAAAAGCTGTTAAATGCTATAGCTGTTACAAGCATTTCTTTTAATTCAGACATTGGCCAATACTTCATAGATGAAGATTTTGATACAAGTCTGATTGAACTTCCTGATTTGCACGACCCAATGGAGCGTCATCCTTAAGTAAGTAAAGCCGGTATTCAGAATTAAGAGTTTTCGCATTATAGTTTAACTCAACACGAAAACTCTTTTTACTTTCCATCAGTCTCCACAATTCGTTCATTGCCGTCATCATTGTTGCAACCATATTTTCAAAGCTTTTTGTATTTACAAGCCCTTGACTTTCCGGTTCTTGCCCCCCCCGGTTAATAAAATTTATAACTTCTTTTTCTTCACCCATAAAAGTTCCTTATGTCCAATTCTCATTATCTTTTATCCACTTTTCTTCAGGGAAGTATTGTTCATTGCTCTCTGAACTCTTTTTCTCATCTGCACTTTCCTGAAGGTTATCAAGGTGCATTGTTCTTACTCCAAGAATGTCTGCTGCACAGAATGCGTAAACTTCGCAATCAAGATAATGGTTATCAGCATGAGCTGTTTTTGGTCTCCACTCTTGCTTAGCAACACCTTTTCCGTTTTTAACATTAACTTTGTGTTCTGCAGTTACCTGTGTCGCATACTCCATATCACAATCTTTGTATACCATCCATGCTCCCGATCCATTATTCTTTTGCATACGACCTGCAATCATGTCCTTGTATTTGCCTGTGTCAACAAGTACAAGATTCATTCCGTATGCTTTACTGTCTGCTTTATTTACTTTAGACAGCCTGTAATGTGTAAGCATGTTATTGGATGAACCTTTGCTTGGCAATGCCCATTCAGAATTATTTGCACAAAAATCATATACTCTGTCTGTATCATTTCCAGAGTCAATCAGTGCCAATGCCACCACAAGAGGTGTGCTGTCAGCCATTTGATATGATAGATTCATTATTCTTTCAACCTCTTGGAATGAATAAGCTTGTCCATGTGCAATGTTCTGACTTGTAAAATAATCTCCCCATGCTCTTATGCTCCAATACAAACAGTTTTCCTGAACATCAACTCCTGCAGTAAGCACCTTTGTCCACTCCGGAACAATGAACTCTTCACATTCCGTCTGTCTTTCGAGAACCAGCTCAGCACTTGTCTTAAGCTTTGTATCCTCCCAAGGTTCCGCAAGCCAGCTATTCGCAAAGTTTTGTAACCTCTCAGGGTCCTCATGGCTATCCAAAAACTCTTTTGCTATTGCAGAAAATCTCACAAACGGTGAATATAAAGTATTCATCCAGAATGCAACTTTTCTTGCAAACTTTGTGTTTTCCTTTACTGTTCGCCATTCTCCTAACCTTAGCATATCAGGCTTATCTTTATCTGTAATTATACAGCCGCATTCCTGACATACATAGGTGGCAAACTCTGCACGATCCGCATAGCTCATGCCTTCACCATTTGGAAATTTTATCTGCTTCATCTTCAGTTCTATATACTCTCCACAGTGAGGGCAAGGCACGAAGTAATGCTTTTCAATGTCTGCATCTTCCAATGCTTTCCATATATGTCCGTCTCTTAATGTTGGAGTACTGGTTATAAATATCTTTTTGTTATGAAAGGTTTTTGTTCTCTCCCTTGCAAGTGATATAGGATCCGCTTCCTTCTTACTTGCTCCGGGATACTTATCTACCTCATCTAAAAAAAGATACTTGATAGCTTTACTTGCAAGGCTTGACGGTGAGTTTGAGCCTGCAAGTGTCAGATACATTCCGTCAAACTGTAGTTCCAGCCTTGTTGAGTCATTCTCTAGATACCTTTTTTTTAATCCCGGAGCCGCCTTTATCATAGGCTGTAGTCTGTTTTCTGATATAGATTCAGCAAGCTTATCTGTAGGATAAACAATCATAGTAGGAGCCGGATCTTGTTGAATGATATACCCCACCATGTTTTGCAGGCACTCCGTACCTCCTACCTGAGTAGGCTTTACATAGATTATCTCTTCCGTCTCATAGTTATTAAACTCATCCATTATACCTTTAAGATATGGAGTTTGCTCCGTCCTCCATGGTCCCGGCATAGCTGAAGATTTCACATCTAATACTCTATATTTATCAGCCCATTCACTTACTGTTATATCTTCCGGTGGCTTTAGGAATTTAAGTGCTTCTTTTTGGTAGTCTGTAACCTCAAATCTACGGAACGGATTTCTTGCCACGATTTTTCTTTTCCAGTTCCTCATGCGTACAGCCTGCCACCACAAAGCCGTCCATTAATCTTATGACCTCTGAGCTCAAGTCCTTTTCTACCGACCTAAGTTCCACAGGATCACAGTGCCCTATTATTCTTCCTACAAGTCTACTTGGCAGAGATAATGCGAACTTTTTAAAGGTAACAAAAAATCGGCTATAGTCCATCTTTACTTCTTCAATATCGATGTACTTACCCGATGCTATCTCTGTCTTTAATCTATGCATTTCTCCCTGTGATTCTTTTAGAGCAATCTCTGCTTGAAGTTTTTGCTCTTTTAGTTCCATTTCTTTTTCAGATCTGCTTTTGCCATACGCCTTATCTGAAAGATACTTTATATATCGCTGTACGGTTGGACCCAGTTCATATCTATTACCTTCTAATGTCTTTGTTGTAGCAATGATTCCTTCCTGTGTCAACTGCTGAACCCTACGAACTGATACACCGAAAAGTGATGAGATAACTTCAACACGATAAAAACTTCCCTGCTGTTCCTCTGCCATTAGCCATCACCTCCCGAAATTCTTATTGCACTTTGACCTGTATACTCTTCCCATCTCCTCACTATGACATCACAGAACTTCTCATCAAGCTCCATCAAGAATGCTGTCCTTCCAAGTTGTTCCGCCGCCATCAGAGTACTTCCACTACCTCCAAATAAATCAAGTACATTCCATCCTGACTTGCTGGAGTTACTCATAAGCCTTCCAATCAGTGTTACCGGCTTCATTGTAGGATGTATGTCGTTTCTTGTAGGCTTATTCTCATAAATGACTGATGTTTGGTCTTTATACTTTCTATGCATATCTTCAATATATGCTATAAGGTCAGCCTTTTTCATGGCTTCAAAGTCCACATCATCTTCCAAAATAACAGTATCCTGTGTCCTGTCATTAATAAAATAATGTGCCGCTCCCTCTTTCCATCCGTAAAGACATGGCTCATGTCTCCACTGATAGTCCTGCCTGCCAAGTACAAATGCATTCTTTTCCCAGATTAGGCATTGTGCAAGTTTCAATCCAGCATCAAGGAATGCCTGTCTAAATATATGCCCGGTACTTTCGGCATGAAATACATATATAGCTGCCCCATCACGCATAAACTCATAAGCACTTTGATATATCTGAAGCATAAAAGAATAAAAACTCTCATTATCCATGTTGTCGTTTTTTATTCTGCTGTTATTCCTATGACCTTTCTGAAGATATGTATCAAGCATATCTGCCTTATCCCCATAGTTAACATTGTACGGAGGGTCTGTAATAATCAAATCCGCCATCTCTCCTTTCATAAGAGTGGCCACATCTTCCTGCGAGGTAGAGTCTCCACACATAAGTCTGTGCCTGCCAAGTTTCCATACATCACCAAGCTTAGTCTTCGGCTCCACAATATCTTCAAGCACTGCTTCCTCGTCAAAGTCATCATCCATTGCCTCAGGCTCCACTGCAAGGTTATCTACCAGCTCCGCCAAGTCCTCCTGTTCAAATCCGGTTAATGAAATATCATAATCTCCAAGGTCTAGATCAATCAGCAAGTCTTTCAACTTCAACTCATCCCATTCACCTGTAATTTTATTGAGGGCAATATTGAGTGCCTTTTCTCTTTGCTTATCAAGGCTTACAACTACTACATCCACCTCTTCATATCCTAAATCTTTTAGGACTGTACATCTCTGGTGACCTCCAATAATTGTGCCGTCTTCATTGATTATAATCGGATCTACATATCCGAACTCTTCAATACTTCTTTTGATTTTCTGATATTCACTGTCTTCCGGTGTCAGGGCTTTTCTAGGATTATAGTCTGCCGCCACCAGCTCTTTTAATTTTCTTTTTTCTGTTTTCAGTGTTTTCTCCATCCTATTCTCCTATTGTTTGTTGCATATTTCCTTTGTAAAATACTTAGATAAGCACTGCTATGCTTATTTAATCAAATAGAAAGGAAGGGGATTATGACATTAGTTAGATATCACATTGAATACTCATCTCTCTCAAATGATGAGAAACAATCTCTCATTGAGAAATTAGAATCAATTTCTTACACCGGTTTTTCTGTTTGCCCAGATTTTTGTTCCGGTGAGTTTTATCTTACTTCTGAAGAGGAACTAAAATCTATTGATTTTCCAGAAGGTTGCCATCTGAAACGTATTTAGCTTCTTCTAAATAGTCAATATTGACATTTATCGCTTCGGTATCATATTCAATTAAGATACTGAAGCGGTCCTTACTTTTCATTGTTTCAGATATTATTTTAAACAAA